TAAGCTTCTGACTGACGAGGGCATTCCCTTCGAGTATGAGGTGGACAAGATCACCTATGAGATACCTGCCCGTGTCGCCAAGTACACCCCAGACTTCAAGCTCTCTAAGCCCGGTGGCTTCTGGTATCTTGAGACCAAAGTAATATGGGCAACTGCTGACCGTGCCAAGCATGTGTTAATCAAAAAGCAGTCCCCAGAAATCGACATCCGCTTCCTCTTCAGTAACGCTCAAGCGAGGCTCTACAAGGGCAGTCCCACTCGCTACGCGGATTACTGTAATAAGCATGGGTTTCGATGGGCGCACAAGACTATACCTCCAGACTGGTTAGACGAGTGTCGCCAATAAGCGAGAGCAAAGGGCTGTCTTCGGATGGCCCTTTTTCTTGGATATAAGGAAAACATAACATGAGATATGGTTCAGTATGTTCTGGCGTTGAAGCAGCCACAGCCGCTTGGCATTCCCTTGGATGGACACCTCAATGGTTCAGCGAAATTGATAAGTTCCCTTCTGCTGTTCTCTCACACCATTACCCTCAAGTGCCTAACCACGGCGATATGACTCAATACAAGGATTGGCCTACTAATGGAAAACCAATTGACCTTCTCGTGGGAGGAACCCCCTGTCAGTCATTCAGCGTTGCAGGGCTCAGAAAGGGACTGGATGACCCACGCGGCAACCTCATGCTTACCTATCTTGCAATGGCTGAACACCTTCGTCCCAAATGGCTTGTCTGGGAAAACGTCCCTGGCGTCTTGTCATCTAACGGAGGACGGGACTTTGGAACCTTCCTCACTGCGCTGGGGCAAATCGGGTATGGGTTCGCCTACAGAGTGCTGGACGCTCAATACTTCGGAGTGGCCCAGCGCCGCCGCCGTGTGTTCGTTGTCGGATACCTTGGAGACTGGCGAAGTGCCGCAGCGGTTCTTTTTGAGCGCGAAAGCATGTCGGGGCATCCTGCGCCGAGCCGAGAAACGGGGCAAGAAGTTGCCCCCACAGTTACACAAGGCGCTCCATTCAGTCGCACAGGCAACCAGCGAGTAGAGGCGGAGGCCATTGTGGCTCAGTGCCTCACAACTCGCACGGGAAGCGCATACGACCCAACAACAGAGACATTGCCGATAGCCTTCGGCGCACAAAACAGCGCCAACCAGGGCGATAGCGTGTCAACTGAAGTCACGCCAACGCTGGACAAGAGCAAGACGCCAGCGGTCATGAATGACTTGCAAGTACGCCGCCTCACGCCAACAGAATGCGAGCGCCTGCAAGGCTTCCCTGACAACTTCACGCAAATACCGTGGCGCAACAAGGCCGCTGAAGATTGCCCAGACGGACCTCGATACAAGGCTATGGGCAACTCAATGGCGGTTCCTGTGATGCGTTGGATCGGTGAAAGAATAAACACGCTGTAAAGCAAAGGAACGACTAATGAACACCGATGATCGTGATGGCAATAAGTTCATCCAGCACCAGCCCTGTGATGCCTGTGGCAGCAGTGATGCTTCCGCACTCTACAGTGACAACTCAACTTGGTGTTTCTCTTGCTCTACCTATACATCAGGTGATGGCGAGGTAGTGGATGCTCCAGTCAAGCCCAGCGCTTCAGCACACTTGCTCGAAGGTGAATACCAAGAGCTGCGCAGCCGTAAGCTCACAGAACAAACGTGCCGCAAGTTCGGCTATATGATCGGTGAGCACCGTGGCAAACTCGTGCAACTTGCTACCTACAGAGACCTGCAAGGCAGAGCTGTAGCACAGAAGGTGCGCACGAGAGACAAACAGTTCTCAGTGGTGGGCAACAGTGACCGCATGGGCCTCTTTGGGATGCACCTGTGGTCCAGTGGCAAGAAGATCGTCATCTGTGAGGGCGAACTGGACGCAATGAGCGTCAGTCAGATACAGAACCACAAGTTCGCCACAGTCTCTGTGCCCCATGGCGCTCAAAGTGCCAAGAAGCATCTGTTGCAGCATATCGACTACCTCAACAACTTTGCTGAGATCGTGCTGATGTTCGATCAAGACGAAGCTGGGCAAGCAGCAGCCCAAGCGTGTGCTGAGGTGTTGCCTATTGGTAAGACCAAGATTGCTGTGTTGCCAATGAAGGACGCAAACGAGTGTCTAGTGGCTGGAAATGCGGCAGCAATAATCTCAGCGATACACCAAGCCGCAGACTTCAGACCTGATGGCATCGTCAGCATGGGAGACCTGCGTGAGGTGGTAGCTGTGGCAGACGCAGAGAGCCCGGTACAGTACCCATACCCAAGGCTCAATGAGATGCTCAAGGGTATCCGTACAGGCGTTGTGACGCTCTGTGCTGGCTCTGGTGTAGGCAAGAGTACCCTGATCAGAGAGATGGCCTACCACATCCACATGAGTGGTTTTACGGTAGGAATGCTTATGCTTGAAGAGAGCGTCAAAAGGAGTGCTCAAGGCCTAGCTGGCATCCACATCGAAAAGAACATTACCGTAGATGCTGATGCCGCCACAGCCGATGAGATAAAAGCTGGCTTCGACAGTCTCATGGCTAAAGGTCCAATCTATCTATTCGATCACTTCGGCTCGACAGAGCTGGACGTAATCTGCAACCGCATCCGCTACATGAAACACGGCCTCAAGTGTGACGTTGTGTTCCTAGATCACATATCGATCCTCATAAGTGGAGGTGCGGGTGACGTAGGCTCAAACGAAAGGGTCATGGTAGACCACATAATGCACACCCTTCGTGTCTTATGCTCTGAGCTAGACTTGGCTCTAGTGCTGGTGTCTCACTTACGGCGTCCCGGCGGGGACTTAGGCCACGAGGGTGGCGCTAAGGTCTCACTGTCTCAGCTCAGGGGGTCACATGCCTTGGCACAGCTGGCAGATGCCTGTGTCGCTATGGAAGTGGACGCTGATGAGCCTACGAGTGGCCGGCGTAATCTAGTGGTTCTCAAGAATAGACACACGGGAGAAGTCGGTCCAGCCGATCAACTCCAGTACAACCGCGAGAGCGGAAGACTTCGCACAGTCTACGATGATGTGCCCTTCTAACTGGCAGAAGCTAAATCCCAACCCGCACAAAAGTTTTTGCTAGTTGGGTTTTTGACAGCCTTTCCCAATGACAACTGAATACAAAGGAACAACAGCCATGGCTGAACAAACGTCATTTTATTTTGCAGGCACAGAGATGAATGGAACTCATCTTAAAGCATGTCGGCTCTCAGACCTTACCCACCTAGAACTGCAAGTCTACGCAATCTTACTAGGGGCCAAGCACACTGGCCTCACCAGAGATGAAATCATGCAGCGTATGAGTTTCCGAAGCGGCCACTCTGCCATGCAGTACATCCCCCGCCTCGTAAATCTGGGCCTCGCAGAGGCAGTAGGCAAACGCAAGGCATCCACAGGCTACGTTCAGACAATTTGGAAGGTGAGAACATGAGCAATAATCTATCAATGAATGCGTATCAGGCTGAGGCATCCAAGACTGGCATCTACCGCTGGAAAGTAATCTACCCGGCGCTGGGCCTATCCAATGAAGCTGGTGAGGTCTTAGGTAAGATTAAGAAGCTCATACGAGACAAGGACATCACGTTCAATGAGATTGGTGATCTACCGGGGGCCGACAGAGTTGCCATAGCTGATGAGATTGGTGATGTGCTCTGGTACTGCGCCATGCTGGCCAAAGACCTAAACATTAGTCTCAATGAAGTTGCCAACATGAACCTTGAGAAGCTCGAAAGCAGAGCGGCGCGTGGTAAGATTGGTGGATCGGGTGATGACCGATGAGCAAGTCAATGGGCATGGTTGCAGTTTGGTTTTCAAGTGGCGCTGCAAGTGCAGTAGCCGCTTATAAAACACTTGAGCAATATGGCTCCACACACGAAATACGCATCGTAAATAATCCTGTGGCTGAGGAAGATAGTGATAATCTCAGGTTTTTACATGATGTAGGCATTTGGCTTGGTGTTGAGATAGAAACTGCCAGTAACCCAAAGTACCCCACCAATTCTGCTGTCGATGTTTGGGACAAGCGTAAATATATGGCTGGCGTGTCAGGTGCCCCCTGCACATTGGAATTAAAGAAAAACGCACGTTACATCTGGGAGAAAGAAAACAAACCAGACTTCCATGTTTTAGGCTTTACTTTTGAAGAGCGTGAAAGGCACAAAAGGTTTATTCAGACAGAACGGTCTAATGTTTTGCCTGTTTTAATTGATCTCAAAATTACAAAAGCAGATTGCTATCAGATACTTCTTTCTGAAGGTATAAAGCTGCCAAGAGTTTACTCTCAAGGCTACCCAAACGCTAATTGTATTGGCTGTGTAAAAGCTACCTCACCTACATATTGGAACCATGTTCGTATTCAAAAC